ATAAGTATTATTGTCTCCACTATGATATAAGTATTCTGTGATACCTACTGAACCGTCAACGTGTAGCTTGTAGTTAGGGGATGTCGTACCAATACCAACGTTACCGTCAGAAGCAATACGTACTTTTTCAGTACCGCTTGGGCTGAAAGTTAAGAACGATGTACTAGCTGTTGAACCAAGGTCTATTTGATGTTCTGAAGCTACATCGGTAGGTGATCCGTGTACTCTTAAATGACCGTTATTAGAAGCTGCCTGGAAGAAAATTTCAGCTGCCGCATCTGAATCGTCAGTTCCATTATTGTCTAATGAATTTTCAATACGTATACCCGTTGCAGCATTACTATTTTGTTTTACGTGTAATTTGTGATATGGACTAGTAGTACCGATACCAACGCTAGTGCCATCGTCATAAACAACAGAATCAGTAATCGTATCTATATCCGACCACTTCGCTAAGTAGTTAGCTGTACCTGTACCATCTACACCCTGAATCTCAGAAAGGCTTACCCAATCTGTTCCTGTAGCCGTAGATGAAAGAATCTGTCCCGATAGACCTGGGGAGTTGCTAGAGTCATAGTATGCCCCTGTAACTCTTACGTTACCTGTTACGTGTAGCTTCTCAGAAGGTGCTGTATTGCCAATACCTAGATTACCAGCTCTTTCAAGAACCATCAACCCAGTACCGCTTACACCCGTACTGTCTTCCCAAATCAAATATTCAGGAGTTGTACGATAGTACATAGACATACCATCTGTGGAGGTATATCCGAACTGAATACCGTGTGGACCACCTGCACTACCCAAAGAACCTAGTCTAATAATAGAATCTTCTCCAGATATATGTAAAGGCACATCAGGTGAAGTAGTATGTATACCTACTCTATTGTTTGTGGTATCTACGTATAACGTGTCTGTGTCTACAGTAAGACCTCCAACAGTAATAGCGTTAGTAGTAGTAGCACCACGATCTGTCACGCTGTCTAGCGTATCTTCAATGATAGATGTGTCAACAGTAATATTACCATTAGCATCTGACTTTAGATAACCTTCTGTGTACGCAGTAAGCTGTAAGTTACCGCTAGTGTCTAACACAAAGTAACCCGAACTAAGACCTTCTTGATTACCAATGTAGAATTTATCGCTATCAGCACCTTTAATACCAACGGTCCAAGCTGATGTTGTATTTATAAATTGTGTACCTGCGTTGTTAGAACCTGTCTCTACAACCACCCAAGTGTTAGCAGATGCATCGTAAATCTCTAGGTTCTCTACAGGGTTTGATTGACCGATACCAACTGCTCCACTACCCTTGATACGCATAAGCTCTGTAGACGTAGTGCCTGGGTAAAATACGTGAGACTTAGTATCATCGTGTAGGACGTGCTGTAATGACCCACCTGCCGAACGGATAGATGAGGTACTTGAGTTGTCTGTATCTGTAAGCTTTAGCTGTGGGTATGAACTAGAAGACTTTAGGTTTAGCGTAGTAACTAAATCACCACTAGCCTCATATACGTTAGAGTCTGTTAGCGTGTCTCCGTCTAACCATTTTGTAAGGTAATCAGCAGTACCAGTTCCATCAATACCTGCAGGATTAGCTTGAATAGTACTCTCAATAACATTACCACTAGAGTCAACAGCTAAGGCATAAGCTAAAGTTCCTGTATTTGTTCCTGATCCGTATGCGTTAAGTAATAATTTACCATTGTTTGCAATACGCATTCTTTGGACTGCATTTGTTCCAAAATACAAATGAGCGTCAGAGTAGTTCCAAAAATATCCGTCTTGATTGTTAGACTTGATAATAGCTATACCCTTATCAACAGCTTGTGTGGTTGATTCATCTGTAATTTGAATACGAGCGTCAGTAGTTGCCGTATCAGCGTGAATATGGAGCTGTCTCTTAGGACTAGTAGTTCCAATACCTACTCTATTATTATCAGCGTCTACGTACAGAACGCCAGAGTCTGCATTTACGCTATTGAGAAACTTTATTGCCATAATACTTACTTGTCTTGCAAAGATAAAAAATAAAGGGGTAGCGACATTCAGCCACCACCCCCGTAATTAGTTGGTTCGTTTATGTTTACGCAAGGCTAGATACTAATACTCGGTATGCATCTGTAGACGGTGCTGTAGCAAACGTCAAGGTAACAGTATCAGTGTCTGTACGTGTCACGTCAGTAAACACTGTGTCACCTGTGGACTTGTCAAAAATCTGTACAATTACATCCTTAGTGCCTAAGCTGTGTGTTACTGCAATAGCTGTTGTAGTACCATCACCTACATCAGCAGCAAAGTTTTTACCGTCATAGAAAGCTTTTAAACCTCTAGGCGTTACAGCTCGTGTAGTATCCGTACCTGCGGCAGATTCAGCATTCGTGGCTAATTCTACAATACCCTTGTTAGAAGAAGTAGCATCCTCACCCGAAATAGTTATCTCAGCTCCCGTACCTGTAGTATTGATACCTTCTCCAGCTGAAATAGAAATAGTACCTGAACTCGGATTAGCTGAACCACTTTCTGTATTGAAAGTTAAAATATCCAATAAATCCGTAGCTACAGCTTTCTTAACAACTCCGCTGTCTTGGAATAATACAGTGCTATCCTCGTCAATTGAAAGGTCTTCAATACTGCCAATGTGTAGTTTTTGGTCTACCGTACTCCAGTAATCAGAACCCTCGTTCCATATGAAGCTTACATTAGTAGCAGTACCACGGTTAATTTCAATACCTGAGTTTTGAGACGGAGCAGCATCACCAGCAAGGTTACTGTTCAATAAGATGATGTTGTCAGCAAGGTTTATTTCCTCTGTGTTTACGGTGGTAGTAGTACCGCTTACAATAAGATCGCTAGAAATAGTTACCGTTGTGCCGTCATCACTAATGTTAGAGTTTACAAACTTAGCATTGGTATCATCCCACTTAGGAACAGAATCACCCGTTAAGTCTTCAGCACCTCTAAAAGATACCGTGATGTCACCAAAGTCTGGAGAAGCATCGTCTCTAGTAATTGTGATACCTTCACCTTCCTCAACACCTGTAGTACCAACTGTAATCCAGTTCGTACCATTCCAATACTTAATCTCGTCATCTACGGTGTCGTAGTAGATTTGACCCTCAACAGGAGAACTAGGCGCTGAAGCAAGGTTCTGAATACGTGCATTCTGAAGCTCGTTCTTGCTGAGGTTTATACTTGATAGATATTTTATAGCCATAATTAGTTAAAGTATGCTTTGCCAGCAAAAGCACCTACAAAGGTTAATCTTACTGTGTTATCGTCTATGTGTCTAATTTCACCGTAAACAACGTCCTCCGCAGAGTCCACGACCACAACTGCTGGACGTTTACCCAAGTTATGAGAGGCTGTCCATACAGCTGATGGCTCTGACTGAACGTGTACGTAGTTCTTGTCTCCACCGCCTTTTAAACCACGTACATCTACTTGGTTCTCTACAGGCTGCTTAATGACCGTACTCTTATTGTATCCACTCTGTTTAATGGATACGCTAATGCTCTCTTTATTATTTACTTGTATGTTACTCACTTACGTCCTCGTTAATCTTAAAGATTCCGTACATCCAAGTGGTTACAACAGCACCCTGAGAGCTTTGTAAATCATAAACATAAAGACCGCCTTCAATTCCTGCCATCGTAGAAGCCGAGGCTGTAATGGTTAGCACACCGTTATTATCTCCCGTGAAACCAAAGTCATTTGCATTGTCATCATTAGAATCCCCATCTAATAAAGCCGAAGTTGAAGTGTCAGCTTCACGAACCTGCATCATCCACTCGTAACCATCTGACAAGTCAATAGGATCGCCTTCCTCGTCATTAAAGGTGAGTTCAAGAGTAAATGTATCGCCACGTCTTGTAGTGATATCTACTCTGTTTGCTATGTCTAAGTTTATGCTAGTTGCCATATTGCAAAGGTACTAATTTACTGATTATCAAGAGGTTAGCACATCGGCTAAGTCTGAGTCGTCTTCTAGCTCATCACGCTTACCTTGGCGTTGCGAAATCATCTTAGACTGCTCGACAGCTTGGTCTTTAACTCTCTTGTCTTTTCTATCTTCTTTAAACTCTTCAAGTTCCTTTCTAAAGTCTTTCTCTTCTTTTCTGACAAGAGCATTAGTATTTCCCTTTGTAGTCTCTAAGAATCCTTTAAGTTGATACTCTAGTTGTAATAGACTTGCATCTGCTTCAGCCTTAGCTTGAATCTCAGCGATTCTTGCCTGAGTCTGTACTTGTATCTCCTGCATCTTGCCTTGAGAAGCTGCCTGTGCAGTCTGCTGATTCATCTGCGCTTGCATCTGAGAGTTCTGCTGAGCCATCAATTGCTGTGAACGCATACGCTTCTTACGTCTGATGATAAGCAAGCGTTCCGCCTGGTCTACATCTTTTAGCTGTCGTACAGCAATAGCGTCCTCTAGGTCTATCTCTTTCTGAGCGAGGGCAACCTGAATGTTTTGCTCGAGGTATGCCTTCTCTGTATCGTCCATCTCAGTCTGAATCTTAACACCGAAGTTATACATCGGCAAGTCTCCGAACGAAGAAAGAACCTTCATATTTGACTTTCCAATGGCACGCTCATACGCTTTGAACAACACAGATTGCTTAGGAAGAATCTGCAAACACTTGATGATGTCCTCACACACTTTAGAGTATAGGTATACAGAAGCGTTTGTAATGTCGTAGATGGCGTTGTTTCCAGCTGCGATAGCCTGCTGACGTACGCCCACCAACTGCTCGCCCTTAGGAGACGTACCGTCCATTACTTCGTTTATACCTGTTGTATCACGAATAAGACGCAGATTGTGATTGTAGATAGCAATAAGCTCGTTAATGTTGCGAATGCTATTATCCAGGCTCCTAACTGGAGGGTTCTGGAATCCACCTTCTGGATTCTTTGAACGATAGTAGAATACACCTGTTTGTTCATAAATGTCTTGTAGTTCTAAAGGTTGTAGACTTCCGCCACGACCTAGTTGTACATTCTCTAGACCCTCGATGTCTATAATAAGACCGTCAGGCTTAGCCTTAGCGATAGCCTGTTGTAGCTTGAGGTGTGACAGCTGTAGCTGATCAGCAAAGCCAATCACAGAGCCTACCAAAGACTTAGGCATCATTCTGCGTAGGTTTGTAGCCACCACAGAGTAAGATAGTCTAGCTTTTGTAAGGTCTTGAGCATTCTTAGGAACATTGCGCTTCTGACCGTAGTCAAACATATAGTCGCAACCTACGATATAGCTTCCCCCAAAGACTGTTTGTACGCTCATAGACTTAGGCTTACGATCGTATACAGATTCTTTTGGTGGGGTGTACTCAAATCCTTTGTAGTAGAAACCAACGTTTCCGAATCGAGATTCCTTCTCTTCAAACATCATATCGTCTGTAGAAAGGAACTCAAAGTCCATAACCTCTACAATAAACTCATCGTAACCGTAGGTGGTCTTGTCTAGAGTTTCATCGTAGTATTTATAGCTTAGCTTGTCTGCACGGTTCTGGTATTTGTTCTTTACCTTCTGTGCTATCTTTGCATATTCATCTTCAGTAAACTCATCACGAGCGATACGCTTGAGTTCCGAGATACTAATCTTTTTGACGTGTCCTGCATAAATGAGGTCACTAAATGTAGGGTCTTCGGTGTAGCTATGGAAGAAATATGCTGGGTCGATGTATTCTTCGGTGATGCCATAGTTTGGGTCGTTGTTACGCTTTACAACACCCATACCACAGGTTACCAAATCGGTAACTGCTCTACGATACACACGTTGGTTAAAGTCGTTCCACTCTAGCGTGATGTTTGTACCGACCTGAGCAGCAATCTCTGCTGCGGTCTTCACGCTTGTGTCCATAAAGATTTCTGCTTCCTCAGACGTTTCAGGAACGCTGCTGAGGTCTACGCCTGTACTGACACCCTTTTGCTCTAGCTGCTCAAGAAGCTCACGGTTCTTAACCTCAAACATCTTCTCTGCACGTTTTCTATCTTTCTCAGATTGAGATAGAGGGTCTAACGCACGTACGTTTGGATAAGGCTTTCTTGAGAGAATATTGTTTACAACAATCTTAACGAACTTAGGAACGATAGGCACGGGAGACCAGTCTAAGTTCAAAAGCGTTCCATCCCCATTGTTAGGGTCTAGAGAGTTTAGAATCTGTTTGTATATAGACGTGTCTTGAGTACCGTTTGCATAGTCACGGTTCGTCTCAAAATCTTTTAATCTACGTCTGAATAGGCTGCGTTCATCGTCAGCTTGTCCCCACTGCTTTTCTATTGCCTTGGCATATTTCAAGCCGTAGGCTTTGGTTAGCTTAGATGAATAGTGTGAGAATGGATCAGGAAAGTTCCCGTACTTTCCCTTGTCGTTGTCATTATTGTACATAGCGTTTCGCAGAATACTTCCTTGCAAATATACGAAATTAAAGCACTGCGAATCAACGTCTTATCTCATTGGTGTATCTGCGGAAGAATCGCTTGTCATCAAAGGTGGATTCCTTCTTCTTAACTTTAGTTTTTTGTGCCGCAAGAAGTGCTAAACCCGAGCTAATTGTAAGGTCAAACTTGGTACGGTTGTCTATCTTGTAGCCAATCCAATCTTCTAGGGTACGTTCAAAGTACATTTTACCCATTTCACCCGTCTCAGAGTTTATTCCTACGTGTTCCTCTATGAAAGCCTCAATAGCGTGGGCGTGAGCCTGTATAACATCTTGTGAGTTGGACGGTATACCCCTAGTTTTTACGTTACCCGAGGCATTTGGTGACTTCAGGTGGTCAGGACGCTTCATTACGTACTCTTCATAGCCTCTAGACTCAAAATAACGTACAATACCGTACTTGTTGTTCTCTATGAGCAGGGGATATCCGTAAAATACCGATGCAAGGAGTACATCTTCGTAGAATATACGTGCTAATGGAGGTCGAGAGGCGTATTCTGCCACAAACATATTGGCAGGAGCAGCCATATTGAACTTGTTGTACAGGTGACAGGCTCCCTTGGACCCTCGGTTGTCCGTTGTAGAGTCCAAATCGTAGCTATCGACCCCTCCAACACCGATATGATCGTTGCCTGGGTGCTTCTTTCCGTACTTAATTACGTACTTATTTCGGTTTTCAGGCTTAGGCATCCATCCTACACGCCATCTGCCCTGTTTGTCGGGACTGAAGATAACCTCGCCATCGCTCACACCGTCTTTCCACATAAAGTTGCCCTGAACAACAGGGTGAGGGTACAGCTCTTGGTTGTGTTCTATCTGTTCGTATATCTTCCCAATATTAAACGTAGACCCCTCGATACTGTCTCGCATTGCCTCCTCAACTGTGAATGGGAACTGTCGTATATACTCGTTGAGTTCTCGGGCATCATGCTTGAGGGCGTCTCTTTCGTTTTTGAGGTACGTTTTTGCACCAATGTCCACAAAGTCTCCATCAATCGTTTTGACAGGTTTCTCAGGGTCTTCCACGATGGGGTTTCCATACTCGTCAAAGAAACCCTCCAGGGCTTCGTAGGCTGGTATAAATAGTCTATATAAGCCAGTCTTTGTTCTTCCGTTGGCGTTTCTGTCGTTTGGATCGGAGTCTCGCCATAGTTCTTTGTATTGTTTTCCACCTTTATCCATTGGATTTACTGTAGAACCCATAAGACACTTGCCGATAATCTTACGACCTACAATTAAACAGGTTCTTTCTATCCGCCACGCTTCACGGATGTCCGTGGGCTTTTCCCACTTACCCGACTCGTCAAGATACATCATATGTAGCTTCTCACCATCGTATGCGTTGTTCGTGGTATTCTTCCAGTTGATGATGCTGTTTAGCGCCTCTCCACGGTTTGATGTCTTGTTGTTCTTGGTTATGCGCTTTGAAGGCTCACGGAACGCTAGCTCCATACGTGGGTTGGTAGTACCGTCCTGTATGGGCTTGAAGAAGAATGGATAGCTCTTAAACATAGGGACTACCTTCTTCATAAAGATGTTCTCCTGGGCATCCTTACCCGTCTTGGACTGTATTCCCAACAGCTTGTCTTTTACCTGCGTACCCTCGTCTACAAGGATGGCAGCCGACATATTCGTATATCCTGAACGTCTACACTTGGTGTACATCTGACCCATAGAACGTGGGTCTGCCTCGCACGCTGCGAAATGAAGAAACAGCCTTCTCTGAAACTCTAAGTAGTAGCCATAGCCAATATCTAGCTTAGACCACTGCAGCATCATATAATGTCTGCCTGTAATGTAGATACGCTCGCCATTATTGAAAAACCAAACGCCTTCACGCCTACGCTTAAACTCCTGCTCGATGTACGGAGAAAAGCGCTTCTTAAACTCCGAGGGCATCTCGTACCACTCATCCATACTGCGAATCCTACGCAGCTCTTCTGGCACAGGAAGTCTTTGCCACATTTGCAGATGAGGCTCCCTGTCATAGTTGAGGATTTCCTCGTCTTTTGGAGCTTTGGGAAGCTGAATGAGAATGTCACCGACTTCGATAATCTCACCAGACGTATCATTGGGACATATGTTGACAACATATTCTTGATACTCTTTAACTTGCTTGAGACCCGCCATTTCATTTACTTTTGTTATATTTACATTAAATTAACATTCCAGCTTATGAAACGTATATTACTTTTCGCTGGGTTTCTCTTGCTAGCAGCTTGCGCTAGTAGCGAAAGTGTGGCAGTTCAATCCTGTATTGTCGAACATTGTGATATCGCTGCCGTACACTCCCACGCTTACTGGTACTAATAATCCCAGTAGATGAAGACTTGACTACTTTGAGAATCGCTCTGCGAACCCCCCAGAGTAGTCTTTGTCTTCTTCAATTCCTCCTGTTTCCTTGAGTTCTCTAACCATTTGCTCGAGTCGTTGATACTCGATAAGGAGTTCTTTTGCATCCGTTGCTGTTTGTTTAATACTCTGAAGCTCAGCCTTACGCTGTGACCCTGAAAGCTCCGCATCTACAGGCTTTCTGATTTCATCAATCATATTGTTGATAGCTATCTCCATAGATGCTAGCAAACGTGTTGACGCTTCTACTGTTGTAAATTTACGCTTCTTTGACATACACTAATTCTGTTGTCCTCATACGGTAGACTTTGCTGCCATCTGTAAGCTCCATCTCGTATTCAGAATTTTTCGTGTAGCCCACCAAATCACCAGGCTTCGTTCCAATCCACTCTGAATCTGTGGGTAGGGTGAGTAGCTCTCCCTCCAACTTAGGCTCTTCTTTGAGCGTAAGAATAATACCAGAAGCACTTGTTTCCTCCTCCTGCTCAGGTGGGGGTGCAACAAAACACCAATCGCCAAGCATATAAATATTACCATCTTTGTCTTCGATAGCGATACTATGGTTTCCATATCCTCCCTCTGGCTCATAGTTGACCAAAAATAAATCTTCTCCAAGGTCATAAATCTGTTCCATTACAACGTGGTGGTGGAAGTATAGAATAGCGCCTTCACAGCTTTCTATTGGACAGTCTACAGGACAGCCTACAATCTCACCGTAGTTTACTCTATGCTGAAACTCGTTAAACTTCGTAACAAGCTTTAGGGTTGTCTCTTCGGACAACTTTATCTCGTCTCTAAACTTTTGTGGTAGTCTTACTATGAAGTGATGTAGCGGCTTCATACTAGTCGAATTTAAGATCGTACTCTAGGATGCAAGGCATATCGTCTATAGCCTTCCATAGCATAGTGCCTTCTTCGTTCTCAATGTAGATGAGATACCGTTTTTTACCGTACTTGATTAAATGCGCCTCGTCTTCAGTGATTGCGACTACTTTTCCTGCGCCTGCTCGCATACCCACATAGTATGCCATAGCATCCTTCGGGTCACGCCCGATAACTATCTTTCTTATCATATCAATTCAATTGTGTAAAGAAAACAGCGTTTAGTTTACGCTATCGTCCCCGTTTGCTAATCTTATCCAGTATTCTATATCTGCTGTGTTGCCCTCAGGAGGCATATCTTCTTTTTTATCCTGACGGAATGCTTCCACACAATAGGAAAGAAGATCGTCTAGCTCCTCCTCATCCGTTACAGAGAATGAAGACAACAGGCTCATATTGGCACGCTCGTTACCGTCCTCATCCTTGAACATAGTTTCCATATCTAGGAATCCTACAGCTAGGCAAGCAATAAACTCTTCTTTTAAATCGTACTTGCTCACCGTCTCATTAATGGCGAGAAGAAGCTCCTGAATCTCTAGGATACAGTCTTTTTGTTTTTCAGTCATTATGATAATATATCACCAGTTTCTTTTACAACGAACTTGAACTGCGATTGCGCAGACAATGCAATGTTCCCAGTAGTAGAAGACACCTCGATTCTAAATCTTTCGTCTGCACCCAACATATAAATACCCCAGAAGGAATCAATAAATGTTCCTGTAGTTGCTTTTGTTCTTGTGAATGCAGCTACATCATTCCAGGCAGTACCGTTCCACTTTTGTAGTGTATAGGTGATATTTGAATTGTTAGACGTTACCTCTGTAACCGCAGACATATCTATAAACACAGGGAAAGACTCACTAGTGATGTTTTCAATGTATTCACCATTAGTTGAATCTAGCTCCAATTGTGCTGGAGAGTTACCGAAGTGGAAGCTCGTAGAATCTACAGTATTGGTTGGAGAGCTGAAAGCTACAATATCTGTGTCGTTGGCATTTGCCAAGTTGTGGGCTGAGGTGTTTTTACCAACAAATACTTCTTCAAACACACCTCCAGAGGCTGCTGAAAATGCACTAGAGTTTAGCTCACGCTTAACCACATTGTTACTGCCATCGATGAGAAGTGCTGTTAGCTCAGAAGAGCCAGTCTCAGGAGCCGAAGCAAATGATAGCGCAGCAACCTCTACCTTATCGGTAGCAAGCTTCAGAGCTGAGTCTACACCCGCACCGTCCTCAACAGTCTTTAGAGTAGTAGTTACTCCGTTAGATTCTAATTTTAATAGGGACTCGTAGGTGTCCTTGACCTTATTTCCTGAAAGAGTTGCCATTTGAGTATCTTTGTATTCTATGCAAATTTAATAAAAATGGCGAAGCAATCTAAGAAGTCTATGTTTCGGGACTTCAAATACCGCAATGCAGATACCCTAAAAAGAAGCTACCTGAAATATCTACGGCTAGTAGTCAGGGATATGTGCCACCACTACGATATGAAAGAGTCAGAGCTGAACTTTATGATGTTCGCCTACGACTACGAGTTTTTTACACTTGATCATATGAGTGAAGCCTACTTTTACCGCAAGCAAAAGTTGGGCGAGCGACTCGTATACCCCCTGATGAAAAAAGGATACATCTACAAATACTTTGATAAGCTGTCACCTCGCAACTATCAGGAGGCGATATTCAGAGAAAACAAGTATACCTACAGAGTGAGATACGCCCTAACACAAAAGGGTCGTATGCTAGTACAAAAATACTACCGTAAACTTGAGGGGGAGGAACAGATTAACGTACCTGCTTAACCGTGCTTGGTCTTAACCTTGAATGGCATCTTTAACGATGCTCCTTTATGTGGGACAAACTTCCCTTTGTGCGGCATTAGATAGTATCGACCCCCTTCAGACATCCAGTGATATCCAGAGGGAGCTTCTACCATTACCTTTTTACGTGATGCTTTCATTACTTCTTGCGTAGCATTTTAAAGTCAGCACCAGTAATCTTACCATCCTTGTTAGCGTCCAACTTAACCTGTCCACCTTTCAAGTATTTCTTGAGTTTACCACCGTAGCCGTATTCCATCTTGCCACCCTTACCATACACAGGCTGATCCTTAGCAGGGAGTTTCGTACCTACATAACGGTAGTTAGGCTTCATATTAGAAGATACTTGCTTAGTCACTTTAGCCATATTAGCATACTCCTTACGCTTCTTAGCAGACAGTGGCATACCCTTAGGTCCAACACCCGTCTCCGCATACTTAGCAAACTTGTTAGCAAAGTTCGCAGCACCCTCAAACTTCTTCTTGAACTCCTTGTCCGCCATCTCCTTAGTGACAGTCTTACCTCTGAGCTTGCCGCCCTCCTTATAAACCTTCTTCGCCTTCATTATTTCTTAGCTCTGTTTCTTTTTGCTGTTATAAATCTCTTCTCATCGTGGTCGTAATCCATACCATCACCATTGCCGTACCTTCCAGCCTTCCTACGCATCTTATTCAAGAAAGCACGATACTTCTTACGCTCCTGGGTAGAGTGGTAAGCTGTGTCGTACTCCTTCTTCTTGGCTCTCGCCTTAGGATTCTTTGCGTAATACTTAGCTGTCTTTCCTTTTGACACAATCTGTGGCTTTATCGCAGTAACACACCTCGTCAGATCCACACGCAAACTCGTGGGGAACGTAACTGTCTGAACTACTGCCAATTACAAAAGCAAAGATAACAATTAATAAGAGAACAATTAATAAAGCCATAGCGGTTTCAACAAGACATAATACACCGCCCTTACAGCGTAAATAATAATATCGTCCAGAGTGCTTGGCGGTGTTCCTAAAAGAACCGCCTTAAGGACTCAGCAAAGTTACAGCTTTTTTTTAATAAAGTCAATAGGTATAAAATACTAGTGTAGCGCATTTAAGTAACAGATTTTAACAGAAATGTTTAGGGTGGGGATTATATATGTATATGCACGTGTACGCTTAGATTCCGAAACGGAATCTCAGACCCCACCCCCTCTAGTACTAAAGTACTAGTACAGAACTTTTAGGTATTTATACTCACTAACCGCCTCGTAAGCATATACACCTAGGCATAAGCGCCTAACACGAGACCTCAGCCTCTAGGTATAAATACTCAGACTAGGTATAAACACCTACTGGATTCTTTGTCTCTCTAAAGAGACACGGGTCAATAACCCCCCACTAAACTACGTTTACCTTTGGCTTCACGTCCTCGGGTACACACCCCTCACGTCCAGGTTAAGCGCATACGTGCGATCTAATGGGCTTTCTTACCCTACGGGTAAACTTTTTATTAGGAAAAATAATTGCATTTGTAACCTCCCCTAAAGGGGAGAATAATCTACCCCTTCGGGGTAAAAACTTGACAAGGGGTTTATTATATAAGGGCAGCTCGGCAATGAAGTCGGGTTGAACTAAATCCTACGTATTATGGCTAAAGCCACAAAGAAGAACCCTACGGGGCTTACTAGCAAAGCTAGTGTAATCAGCAAAGTGTATAATGACGAAGTCATAGAGGCTGTCAAGTCTTTTCCTTTCAAGGCAAAGAGAAGCTATGGCACTTGTGCCATCAGTGGTAAGCAAATCTCCAAGGGAGATGGTTGTGTGATGTCCATTCTATCGAATGGTGAGAGAATGGTAACCTTACAGTCTACGACTGTAGCGAAGGGTCGTAAAGCCAACAAGGTTGGCACTACAAAGACAAAGTCTAAGCCTGTAGCTAAGGCTACAGCTAAGAAGGTTGTTAAGAAGCCTACGGCTAAGAAGGAGGCTACCTATAGCGAAGCTATTGTGAAGGCTGTGTTTGCTTTAGCAACTGCTAAGACTGACGCTGCTAAGTACAAGGTACTTATGTCGTTGAACATTGAGGAAGTTTCTCAAGTGCTAGCACTTACCAAATAATCTTGACTATGAAATACTTTGTAGCTGTGATAGCTTTGCTTATCACAATTTACCTACCGATACACTTTGTGTATGCTCTGAATGGAGACACTCCTTTTGTCCTATTCCCATTACATTTTGTAATGACTGCTTTTTCAATTGTGTTTGCAATGGATTACATCTCGAGAAACAAAGAAGTAAAATCATAGACTATGACAATCAAAGACCAGGCGCTGACCCAGCTATCGCTGGGCAGTATGGCTCAGAGTGAGCTACAAGCATTTATCCTTTTTGCCCAAGGCAAGAAGGAGAGGAAACATAGAGGCTACTACTGCGATGCTTTTGCTTCTTGGGAGTCCGAAGGACTCGTAGAGAGAAGAGACCGTAAGATACATTTGACCAAGCTAGGTACTTTGTACCTACAAGACCCAATGCTGTTCAAGTGTATACGAAGGTACTACAAGAAACAAATCAGAGATTTGAGAGAGCAAAGAGCTGACTTGCATAGGACTTTGTACTATGCTAAGAAGGAAATTCAAGACTTGTCTTGGGATTGGGATAGACTCAGTTCTTGTGGACAAGAAACACTAACCAAAATTACCAAAATTCTAGACTAACTATGAAGGAGTATATGTTCACCTTTGAAGAAGGTGGTTGGAATACTGTTTGGGCTAAAACCAAAAGTAGTGCAATTAAAATTGCAGTTGAGAAGTACAAAGATTCAAAGCATTTGAATCCACGTATTGATTCGTTTCACGTAGCGACCAAGGAAGGTCTTGACGCTGCTATGTCTCTTTTTTACTAATCTAAATCTTAGACTAAAGCTATGGGAGCTGAATTAAACTACAGAATTGTAGAAGCCAACTCATCAAGAGAGGCTTATGACAAAGCATATCAAGATGCTGTGGAATGGAGTGGCAATGACCCTTACAATGGGGACTTCAACACTTGTGTTGAGTATTTTGATGCTAAAGCACTTAAGGGACTTGATACATTCAAGTCTTGGGTAGAGGAATATGGTGAAAAGAGAGTAGCCTACACTTATCCTCTGGATAAGGGTAAATATGCAATAATGGCTTGGTGTGCCTGTTAAAACAAAGACTATGAAAAAGAGAACTGAAGTTGCTGAGTGGTACTTGATGAATGTGTACCCTTACATAACAAACAAAGACGCTGAAATAGAGTGGCTAGTATCACACTTGAAGGACAATGCTTTTCAAGCTATTGAAGGTATGTATGACGAACAAATGTCTAACCTAGAAGCTGAAGGCTTCTTTAAGTAACAAAGACTATGAAAAAGAAAGTATTTATCGGTGAGACGAAGCTCACCTATCACAAGGCTAAGAAAGTCGAGAAGAAACAAATCAGACAAAGTAGAACTGCGTTCAAGATCTTGAGAGAGCTGATGGGGGACTTAGTGTACCATCAAGAGGCTTATGCTGTCCTCTACCTCAACCAAGCTAACGAAGTTATGTGGGCTGAAATCCTTCACCTTGGAGGCTCAAAGTCTTGTATTCAAGACGTGAAAGCTATAGTCCGTAGGGCTTTGGTTGGTGGCTGTCAGAGTATGATTGTAGGACACAATCACCCTAGTGGTAACCTTACTCCTAGCGAAGCTGACAAGCGTGCGACAAAGTCTCTGAAGGAGGCACTGAACTTGTTTGAGATACCCTTGCACGACCATATCATAGTGGGGGACGAGGAGTTCTTCAGCTTCAGCGACCACGGTCTAAGCTGTATATCATAATAGGGAAACTTACTACTACGTAGTAAAAAAACCATTAGAAAAAAAACTTGACAAACGGCTCTCCGATATGTTATATTGGGTGGCAACCAATCTTCAATCCAATGAAAAATCGAGTAGTATGGCTTGAGAACGACAATGTATTTGTTGTCAAGCTAGGAAAAACAAGTAACAAGAAAATCTCTGACGGCAAAGCTCTGGTCCAGACGTACACGTTTAGCCACGAGCAATGGCTGTTGGCGACCACAAGCAAAGGCTTTGGTATGAAAGCGTTCTTCGCTTTGGACGGCACGAACTGCCTTGACTGCCCCTTCAGTGGTAACCAAGGCAAGGGAGGCTGTTACACTCACAAGTTTAATCAGTATGTAGGATTTCTGTCTATGCTTCGTAGTATCAAAGCCTCAGACTTGACTCCTCTCGATAGGACAAAGGAGGCTGACGTAGTGGAGATGTCGTTTGGCAAGTATGTTCGCTTCGGCACTTATGGTGAGCCATCTCTGATGCCAAAGCATCTTGTCGAGACTATGGCTAATGTGTCAAAGTCTTGGACGGGGTATACCCACCAATGGCAGAAGGCTTGGGCTAGGGACTACGGCAAGTGGTTTATGGCTTCGGCACACAATCAGACCGAGGCTAATCAAGCCTCTGAGATTGCTTACCGTTCCTTCATTGCTTCACAGAGTGGTGATGAGAATGCTGTGGTATGCCCTGCTTCTAATGAAGCGGGCTTCAAGTCCAACTGTGCAAGCTGTGGCTTGTGTAGTGGTATGCTTGGCAAGGGCAAGAAAGATATCAAGATACTTGAACACTGATGCTATGTATAGATATATATTTTACACCCAGGAAAGCCTTGATGCGCCACGAATGATACGAGCCGTCAAGCATTGCAAAAGACCTAGAGCAACCAAGATATACAAGCACTTGGAACGAATGTTCCATAGCGGTGAGGTTGCTGTATTTGGCTATAGTATAGAAACGGATTTTCAAACATTCACTTAATTCAAAGACTATGAAACAGCACGGTACTGTACACGTAGACTGTACGCTAACCTTCAGCGGTAAGGTTGATGTTGTGCTATGGGAAGATATGTCCATAGCTGAGATTGTCCACGATATCATTCATTGTGGAGACTACGACTACGAAGTCGTAAAAGGAAATATGAAAGTCGAGGACGTTGAGGACTATGACGATTGGGAAGATTACACAGAGTAAAAACAAAGCTATGACTTTAGAACAGATCAAAGACAAGCTACAAGATAGCGGTCAAATCTTCGGTGCTGAGTATGTAAAAGCATCGGGAGAAGCAACACGAATCAACGGAAGGTTCGGAGTAACGAAGTACCTAAAGGGTACAGGTAAGGCATCAGACAAAGTCTGGTGCGTATGGGACAACAATCGTAGACGCTATACAAGTCTTAGACCAGAGCGTATACAAAGTATCACACTGAGTGGTATCACTCACAAAGTTAGAAAGTAGTATGAAAACCTTCTTGTGCATTGAACACGGTGAGAAATTCACTATGAAAGCAAAGGATTTAGAGACTGCAGTCCACGAAGCTATGGAAGCTTGGGGTGCTGAAGTTATTTGTGAACTTAGAGATGGCGTGCCTTATGGACTATAAAGACTTTGATAAAGCTATATCGTTTGGGTTCAACTACCCTCATCTATTTTGGCTAGAGGTTTGGAAAGACCAACCACTGTTGGCTGACCACTTGCATAGCAAGTTCCAAGAAATCTTCAAGAAGAAAGGTAACGCTAATGTTACATTCTTCTACTTTTGGAATGAGCTAGACAATCAGAACCGCAAGGTTCTCGTTGATTGGATTAACGAAAACTTTGAGTGGAACCGATGAAAGTATTAGTAGCCTGCGAAGAAAGCCAGGCGATTACCAAAGCTTTTCGTAAGCGTGGTGTTGAGGCTTATAGCTGTGATATTCTTCCCCCTTCGGGGGGACACCCCGAGTGGCATATACAAGGGGATGCTGTTGCTACTGCCTATAGTGGTGATTGGGATTTGATGATTGCCCACCCTCCGTGTACTTACTTGGCAGTAAGTGGTGCGAGGTGGTTGTATAACAAGGACGGCTCACGTAATGAGGAGCGGTGGAAAAACCAAGCAGAAGCGTTGGACTTTGTCAAGACATTGATGGATGCTCCGATAGAACACATAGCCATCGAGAATCCTGTCAGCGTGATAAGTTCTAACATACGCAAACCAGATCAGATTGTGCATCCGTGGATGTTTGGGGACAAGGCTAGCAAGGCTACTTGTTTGTGGCTTAAAAACCTAGACCCAATACAACCAACGGATGTTGTGGAGAAAGGCGAATACTTTGAATGGGTAGACAAGAATGGTAAGACCAAGCGACAACCTATGTGGTACTACCAAGCTTTGAGTAAAGCAAAGACACCCGAGCAAAGAAGAACCTTGAGAAGTAAAACCTTTGACGGTATGGCGAATGCCATAGCAGAACAATTCATTAACCAAGTAAAAAATAAATACAATGCCGAATCACGTTTATAACAGATTGCAATTTGATGCAAAGCATTTCACGACCATAGAGTCTGTGATTGACACACACGGATGTTTCTGTGAGTGGTTGAACCCTACACCTTTAGAACTAAAGGAGAGACAACCTTTTACCGAAGGTGATGACAATACTGCTGAGCTTGTCGAGAAGTACGGCTTAGATAATTGGTACGATTGGAACGTACACAATTGGGGAACCAAGTGGGGTATGTATCATGCCGAGGTGTATAACGATGGCAAGACTTGTGAGGTGAGGTATACCACTGCCTGGTCTCCACTATCGGTGGAGATTCTAGAGAAGCTTCACGAAATGTTCGGCATCACCTACTACGAGTGGGAAGAAGAGCAAGGCTATGGTCAAGCCTTCGATGTAACAGACAAGGGTGAGATTGTCTTGTCTTCTGAATGGGACATCCCCGAGTTCAGCGATACCGTTTGGGTAGACGAAGATGGTAGTTACGTATGCCGTCTTGAGGAAGACCACACCACCCCCTACATAGATTGTAAGGCAGGTGAGTTCTTCTATAACTACAACCTGCTAGAACCTTTTGATGGTGACATCAGCGAACTTAAAGAGCAGTAATATGGACGGTATCGGTTTACACTTACAGTCAAAGACTGCCTACCCCTTTCAAGAGGGAGACACTTACTACACGCTGGAAAGTATTAACCAGGCAGAGATCAGACTCTTGATAAAAAATGGAGAGAATCCATATGTGTTTGATGTAGTAGAATCTGTATGGGATGAAACTAGTGAAGAACTTCACGATGAGAATCCTAATCGAAAATACTTCTCTACTAGAGAAGAGGCTGAGGAGAATAACATCTCTTATATTGAATATGTAGAAACATATTTACCATTTTAAAAAGTAATACAATGAAAGAAAAGTTTGAAGCGTACCTAGCGGTACAAGAGATGGGTGCTTACAATATGTTAGACCCTAGAGCAAGAGGACTCGCTCAAGAGTTCTGTGACGAGCCGATCACCAGAGGTGATTGGATTAACATCATTCAAAATTACCAACAACTCAAAGAAAAGTATTCGTGAAAGTATTAGAACTATTTGCAGGTAGCCGTAGTATCGGCACTGCAGCAGAATCATTGGGACACACTGTGTTCTCATCAGACATCAACTCATTTGACGGTATCGACTACCCTGTAGATATCCTTGACTTTGACGTGACGAAAGTTCCTTTCGTTCCAGATATGATATGGGCTTCACCGCCTTGTACTACCTACAGCATAGCTGCTATCAGCCATCACCGTGATGGTCAGAAGCCACGAACAAAGTTCGCTAAGAAGTCTGACGAGATGATTGCCAAGGTACACGAGATTATCAAATACTTCCAAGACAAGAATCCTAATCTTGTATACTACATCGAGAACCCTCGAGGTATGCTACGCAAGATGAACTTTATGTCTGTGCATCCTATCCGTCATACTGTAACGTACTGTCAGTACGGTGATAGCCGTATGAAACCAACAGACATATGGACGAACAACGAAGTGTGGAGTCCTCGTCCTATGTGTAAGAACGGTAGCCCTTGCCATACTCCTGCGCCACGTGGATCACGCACGGGTACTCAAGGTCTTAAGGGCAACTACGAACGTAGTAAGATACCTACTGAGCTTTGTCTTGAAGTGATAGCTGATGCTGAGAACTATGTTAGTACCTCGATTTTTATTTAGGTGGTTGGTTAGGTTGCCCTGGTTTTCTGTTGTCTATGTAGACCGCAGAACCAGGGTTCTCACCTACAAGAATGTTAAACTTTTAATTCGTAAACGATGGAGTACAATACTGCTCTTATGGCTTTTGCAAGACACCTTTCATCTACTATGGGCTTAGAGCCTAGAGATGCCTACAGGCTTGCGATTAGGTATACAGAAATCTATGCCTCTAAGATTAAATACTCATACGAGGGTGAGCCTCCCCCTTATTGATAATACTATATAAATCTTTATCCCCCTAAAGGGATAATGATTTATAATAGATAGATAATTATATAATAAACACAACTCTATGACCTTGAAAAAACAACTGTTCAAAACTTATCAACAGATTCTAAAGAAGCTGTTTCCTAATTACATTACTCCTTCTGAACGTGTGTTCAGATTCTACAAGCAGCACGATGGTACTTGGTATGTTGATTTGCCCGAATGGAAACTGCCTCGTAGACATCTTCGTATGGTAGACGGTGCGGACGACTTCTTGGAGTCTTTCCGCCCCGCCAATGCTAATCAAGTATACCTCAAGGTATCTCTCAAAGAATTTCAAGATGCTTTGAGTATCCAAAAGCTTGAAGATGATCCGTATGGAGACGGTGCTACGTATTGGTACGAAACACCTCAAGGACCAGAAACGATGTGGCTTTGCCACGTTACCGATTGGTACTATGGCTATATGCCCGACAGATTTTTTGTCAAACAGCTTGTTTAATTGCTGTTGAATTCATACATTGCAAACACTTAATTCAATTCTATGACCAATTTAAACACAGCACTTATCAAAGTGCAGTCAGAACTCAAGGCTCCAAAAGGACAGTACAACAGCTTCGGTAAGTATTCTTACCGTAGTGCTGAAGATATATTAGAAGCTGTCAAGCCTTTGCTATCAAAGAACGGTTTATCTATGACTATCTCCGACCAGGTTATTGAGGTTGGTGGTCTAACATTTATCAATGCCTCAGTAAAGGTGAGCGATGGAACAGATAGCGTAACAGCTTCAGCTCAAGCAGGTATCGACCCTAATCGTAAGGGTATGGATATAGCTCAGTCGTTCGGTAGTTCTAGCTCATATGCTAGAAAGTATGCGCTGAATGGTATGTTCTTGATTGACGATACCAAAGATGCTGATGCTACAAACACGCACGGTCACACTCAGACCTCAGCTCCTAAGCAGTCGTCTGGACCTAATGCTTTCCAAAAGTCTATAGACTATCTAAAGGCTTCAAAGAATAAGTCGCAGGCGTATGAGCAAATCCTTACGAAGTACGGTGAATCATTCTCTGATAAACAAAAAGAAGCACTAAAGAAATTTACTAAGTAATGGACTTCGCAATCAAGCTACAAGAGGTTACAGGTAAAGGATACTTGTCTTACTCGTCAATTAAATTTGCAGCCAACGGCTCAAAGAGTCAAGATATGAAGCTGTTTGAGCTTTATATGAAGGGGTTGCTGAAACGAGAAAGCGCTGCCTTTACCTTCGGTAGCTTGTATGATACGTTGCTCCTCGAGCCAGAGATGGTGACAGACAGGTTCTATGTGATAGATGAAACAAACATCTTGCAGGATCTGAAGGGCAAGTATGCGAACCCTAGAAGTTCTAAGATTTACAAAGAGTGGAAATCTGCTGAGGCTATCAAAGCAGAGGAAAACAATCTGACCCTCGTGACTGAGGACGATATGGACAAGGCTGTTGCAATGATTAACAGACTTGACGCTTCCGAGGTCTACGATACTGAGCTTGAAATGACCAAGCCTGTCCGCTACTATTTAGATGGTGAACACCAATTTGAAATCAACGATTGGATTCAAGAGATTCCTGTTCGTGGTTTTCTTGATAACTTGAACAAAGATGTGCCATTCATATCTGACAGCAAGTCTACCAAGTCTATCCACGGATTTAGATACGATGTCAATAACTACTGTTATGACATCCAAGCGTATATCTACACGGAAGTCTTGGGCATCTCTGATTTCTATTGGGTAGTTCAAGAGAAGTCCAGTCCATATCTGTGTGCTGTCTTTAAAGCATCTGAATATACTATCTCTCAAGGGAGAGATAAGTTTTGGTCTGCCATTGATAACATCAATCTGTGGCTAGACAACCCAGAGAATGAGACCGACTCATTCGCTTTGTTTAATTTAATCTAAGACAAATGGCTCAAGAAAATCAAAGCCCACTTGTAGGTTACTGTGAGACTCCACGTTTGGAATCTCGCTTTTCATTATCGCAGTCTGAACTGCAAGAACTAACTCGTTACCTTACTGAAGGTAAGAACGGTAAAGAAGGAAGAGTATACCTTACTCTTGTTTCTGGTATGAGTAAAGCTGGCAAGGCTTACAATATGGTTAAGGTGTACGACCCTAATGCTAATACTTCGGGCAACACACACAAACCTGCAGCTAAGAATGAGACAGCCGATCTCCCGTTCTAGTGAATTTCAGATGAGAATGTCTGAAAAATGGAGTAACGCTATTGCAGCGTATATGGCATTGGATTGGGGACTTCGTTTGGAGTCCCTCAATCCTCCATATTCTACGTTTACTTCAACAAAGACCAATGGCAAGGTGACCTTTGAGGTTTACTTTACCAATATGTTTCAAGCCAACCAAGAATACAAAGTATCAACAGAGTACATTAACACCAACAACCTGGGCTTATCAGACTATGTTGTGCTATGTATTTGGAATAAGACACAGGACAACTGTGTTGTTTTGAAAACAGAAGATGCTGTGGAGCTTATGCAAAACAATAGTGACGCATTTGCTCTTGTGGATTTAGTACCCAAGATTAAACGCAAATTTGAGATAGGTGTCAACAAAATGGACAATGCCGATATACCTAATGAGGCTGTTGGTAGCCTATAAGAAGGGTAAGAAATCGTACCAGAAAGAAGTCGAGGTGGTCTCCAAGGGAGAGACAGTCGCTCAAATCAATAAGCGATCCACCACCATAGAAAGAATCAAGCAGGAGATATACGGCAAGAACAAACGCCAGGATATACTTGTGCTTAAAATCAAAGAGAAAAAACTAATTAGCTATGGCATCAAGGATTAAAAACTACTTGAGAAAGAGAAAACACGTTTCATATACATCAAAGTATATATGCGATTTACGATGGGAGATTATCAATACGGTAACCTCATCAGCACATACAGGGTTTCATAATGGGGTGGACAAACACCTAGAGAATCTAGGTCTACTCATCCGAAAGTATGAACGCAGAAAAAGACTTTTAAAATTTTAATCTAGTCATATAACCAGCTCTCGGATGTCTTCGGGATTGAAGAGCTACCTGCCATTTGAATTGAATAAAGGTTAAATCTGAGACTAGAGCCTCGCGGAGAGGGGCAATCATTGCGGACAAGGTAGTTAAAGACATTGGGGGAGGATTTCGGCAATACTTATTGACCTCCCCCTCTTATTTTTTTTTGAAAACATTTTATTATGGCATATCACGACAACAAGAATCACAAAGAGATTATCGACTGCGTACTAGAGCAGAACGCAAAGCTGTTTCAGAACTTAGGTTTAGACAGTTCTAAATCTGACTATGCAAAGGCTAAGGTTGCGGAGCGTAAAAAGCTGCGTAAAATTATGCACCTTGATGAAGAAAAGATTGGAAGACTTATAAAGGATTCCCTCGATGATTAGCGCATACTCTAAAGCCAAGCAAATGCTTACAAAGTATTCCGAGTCGGATGCTATATGTCAAGCGACACAATGTCTAGTGTTAGCACCAGATCACAAGAAAGATTATTGGTGGGATGTCATAGAAAAAATAAAGTACAATGGATCAAGACCTGCTTAGATTTAGGAAAGCTGTCAAGCTCGTTCTGCTTATGCAAGCTACCCTAGAACAGATGGACGAACTCAAGGGGACTGCTGTCTACAAACAAGACATCAAGTCTCTGATGAATAACCTGGAGCGTAAGCTTGAGCGTTTTGTCAAGCCTCACATAGAACAAATCGGTATGACTGATGAGTTCTTGATGATGAGAATACAAAGGGGAGTGGACAGCATTGTGTCTGCCACTCTAGAAGAGATTCACAATTACAATTTAGATTCGGATGAAAAGACTGAAGATTGATACCAGCATTAAGCTGATGAGTGAGCATTTAATACTAAAAAGATTTTGGGAAGAATACTCACGGAAGGTTGGATTTACAGACAACAGAAGACGTGAAAACATTGTGATAAAGCACGCCTTTATGGTTGCGGCTAGAAAACTAACAGACTGTAGTCTATCAGAGATAGGTAAGATTCTCAACAAGGATCACGCTACTGTGGTTCACGCTAATAAGAACCACGAAGGCAATATGAAGTTCCTGCCTAGCTACTCAACGGTCTACAGAGAGATTGACTACAACCTCAAGAAGATGCTCGATTATAAAGACCTAGAGAATGAATTGGTACAGATGGATGACGTGCTAGAACTAAGAGAACGGATTATGTCTGTAACGAAAAGATTACGCATCAAGACTATGGAGCTGAACAATGTCTACAGGACTATGGAAAACTCTAGTGTACTGAAGCAGCTTGAACACTTGAAGAAGTACAACACTGACTTGCTGTTAGAGAATCAAAGACTACATCAAAAACTAAATCGATTACACAATTTAATATGAACCAGATGGAGCAGTTCCTACGCATTGCAAATGCTAGGCTAAGAAAGATTTACCCTTTCAAGAAACAAAGAGATGCTTGGGTAGCCAAGATGTATGTAAGATGGCTAAAGCGACAAGAGTAAATGTACCAAAGTGGTACACAAATCCTCCCAATGATGAGCCTTAAATCTTCACAAAAAGAAACTAAAATTATGACACAAAGAGAGATACTACTGGAGATGTACGAGAAGCTTTGGAACGCTGATAAGGATAAGTTTACTTGGAATGTGATACTGAAGGACACGCTTGAGAAAATAGAAAAGTGTAAGCACATCAAAAGAGAGGGTGAAAGTTGCAGACTAAACAACAACTGCACCTATCCAGATTGTACACCTTGATGTACAAAGTAAGGGCAATATCGCATATTGCGATATGCAATAATTTGCCAGTATAACAGATTATTGGCATTATTAACCTTTAAAACCAAAGAGAAATGAAAGAGAATCACGACAAGTTTATAAGTCACCTTGAGGAAAGCAGCGCTGGTGTATTTACAGCTGCTTACTATTTGTATTCTAAAGGACTTGACGTGATGATAAGTGGTTTGAGGAAGAGGGGCTATAATCAAGACCCTAAAGACTTCCAGGATGACGGTGATTTATTTGTATTTAAGAATGACAAGAAATACAGAATAGAAGTTAAAAACTTATCCTGTGATTTTACTTCTTCTGAAGATTGGCAGTTTAAAGAATTTATCGTTTGTGCTTCTCACTCTTATGATAATGCAGATTTAAAACCTTACGCCTATATGATTCTAAACAAGAACAGAACTCATATGGCAGTAGTAAAAGGAGACACACATAAACACTGGTCCACCATTGAAAGAAAAGACAGTAGATATTATAATTACTCTCAGAAGTTTTATATATGTGATTTAGATTTAATTAAATGGATTAAGCTATGAAAACAAACTATGAACACAAGAGAACGACTGAAGGTCGTGAAGCTATCGTAAGAATAGCACGTTACGCAACAAAGAATATGATGCGTACAACCAACAAGAGTAGTCATTACGCTCGTATCATAGATGCGTGTAAAAGAGACCTACAGCTGTATGGTTTTGAACAAGACTAACTATACGGTTACGCTCAACAAAGAAGAGCAAAGGCTTGCACGTTATCTCGCACGTCAGAGATATGAAACAAGTCGCAAGAACGGAGTCTATGATGCCAAGAAAGGCGATCAGAGTAATGAGTTCGTTGACCTTGAAGGTATCTCGGGTGAGCTTGCCTTCTGTAAAATCTTCAATGTGTATCCAGATATAGACAGTAAACTCGTCAACCAAACAAATGATGTGGGGGACTGTGTGTACAAAGGATACAACGTAGATGTAAAAACAACAGCTCATAGAAACGGTAGGCTAATCTGTGCTAAGTGGAAGAACAACAAGGTAGACATCTACGCATTGATGGTAGGTGAATTCCCTACCTATGAGTTCAGAGGCTTTGCTATGGCTGACTATCTCAAGAAAGAAGAGAACCTCACCAACCTGGGCAACCCCGCAAAGGGAGAGGTGTATGCATTACAACAGAATCAATTAAAATTTCCTACAACAGAATGACCACTCAAGAAAAAATCAAGAAGGTAGGTCAAGAGGTAATAGACCTTTTGATATCAAAGAACAAGTCATACGGAGACTCAGCGCTACAGCCTGCAAATATCTTTGCTACAGGTGATGCAATCCAGAATCTATCGTGTCGTATAGACGACAAACTTATGCGTATAAAGACTCAAGGTTTCCAGGGATATGGAGAAGATAACGTCAAAGACTTGATTGGTTATCTGATTTTGCTTAAGATTGCAATAGAAGATGATTCTAAGATTGCTCTAAAGGATTGGCAAGAAAATATCCTAGACCAAGAAGGCTTTAACGAATACCACCAAACTACCACGTAATGAATCCAAATGAAATTCAAGTCACCTGCTTTCAAAGTATCTTTGACAAAGACAACCCCGAGTACATATCGCTAGGCGATGCACTCAAGAATATCAAGAGGGGTAACTCTATCGATCTAGTAACAAAGCTCAGAGAGACGGGGGACAAAGCATTAAAGAAACAGCTTCCTGTTGTACTCTTCTCGGGTACGTTCTCCTCTCGTGTCGATGAGGATATCTTTGACCACTCTGGTTTTATTGTCATTGACATAGATAATGTTGAGGTAGAATCAGTAAAGAAAGCTCTAGCTACAGACGAGTATATATTCTCCTGTTGGGTATCTCCAAGCGGAAACGGTGTGAAAGCCCTAGTGCGTATCAGCAATGCTGAACGTCACGAAGACCACTTCCGTGCATTGGAGAAATACTTTAGCAGTCAGTACGGATTAGAGATAGACAGTACAGGAAAGAATCTGTCTCGTGCTTGCTTTGAGTCTTATGACCCAGAGCTAGTAGTCAATATGGACTCCTCTATATTCGGAGCGTTTACCACCGATCACGAGGCAACAAAGGTTGAGGTTAACCCAGACTATATCTTCACAGACTATATGAAGCTGAACCTAGCAGCACGTATGGTACGTAGAGCTGTGGATGGTGAGCGTCACCCTGTACTCCTCAAGGCAGCTGTACTCTGTGGGGGGTATATCTCTGCAGGTAAGATGGAAGAAGAGGAAGTCAAGAGAGTCCTGCTCCGTGAGTTCTCAAAGAGACCTTACGATGACCACTACCACCCAGAGGCAACAATCATCGATGGAATCGAGAAGGGCAAGACTATGCCTATACACGAAATCATAGATGAAGAGCAGAAGATAAAGAGAGACATCCTTATCAATGACGGTGATATGTCTTTTGTTTCATCTGACGATGAAGACTTCAGATGGATTAACGACTATGCCGATGGTAAGATTATGCTTGGGCTTGACACAGGATCGGAACTCCTGGACCAACATTGGCGCTACAAGCACAATTTCACTATCATCAACGGTCACAGTAACGTAGGTAAGACTACATTCGCCTTGTATCTTGCTGTCAATGCTTCGATACGACACGGTTGGAAGTGGATAATCTACAGCTCTGAGAACAGAACAGCAGCTATCAAGATGAAGATAATGACCTTCGCATGCGATATGCAAGCGAAGGATATGACATACCATCAGCGTAAACTTGCTTACGAGTGGGTTAGCGAACACTTTACTTTGATTTCAAACAAGCAGGTCTACAGCTACTACGACCTAGTGATATTTGGAGAGAAGCTGATGAACAAGGGAAGGTGTGATGGCTACTTCATTGACCCTTACAACTCTCTGAGAATTGATATGAGCGAGCGTTCTGGTCTCTCTACACACGAGTACCACTACGAAGCTGCTAGTGAGTTCTTGACCTTTACAAACAATCACGAGATTGCTGTTTGGTTGAATATGCACGCAGTAACAGAGGCACAGCGTAGAAAGGGTCCAGACGGACTGCCTACAGCCCCTTATGCTGAGGACACTGAAGGCGGGGGTAAGTTCGTGAATAGGGCTGATGATTTTGCCACATTCCATAGGAAGGTCCAGTCACAAGACCCACTAGACCGTAGAACCGTAGAGTTCCACGTAAGAAAGATACGTGAGACGGAAACAGGGGGTAGCCCTACAGGTGTTGACGATCCAATACGGTTCAAGTTTAACCTGCAAAACACTGGGTTTGTGGACTTTAGGGGACAGTCTCTGTTCAGAAGTATTCTTGACAACCCTACAAAACAGATTGAAATCATTGACCCCAACACGGTTTTTTGATGTTAATAAGTCAATAATAATTGACTGAGCTTAGGCTTTTTTATTCCTTATCTTATTAGGGTGAAAAAGAAATCATACGGTAGATACAAAAATGGGCTAGAGAAGTATTGCGGAGATTCTCTACAAAAGGAAGGCTACACATTTGAGTATGAGGCACAGTTTACTTTGGTAGAGGGGTTCACATATCCCTCTACCTACTTTAAATCTATGCCCAAGAAGAAAACTCTGATAGATGTGACAGGCAAGAAAATTTTGCCCATCAAGTATAGACCAGATTTCTACTTGCCAAAAGAAAAAGTATTCATAGAAACAAAAGGTTTCGTTAGAGCGAACGACTCGTTCCCTTTAAGATGGAAGCTGTTTATGATGTTTCTTATGAATTCTAATATGGCAGATCATTCTTTGTTTATACCAAAGAATAGAAAACAAGTAGATGAAATCATTAAATACCTAAGCAATGAACCTTGAAAAATTGTCCTCTTTGTATAATCTGTCCTGCTTGAATGCACACAAGCTCCTGGACGAGCTGTATGAGTCTGTTCATACGAATGATGGAGACCCTCTGATAACACCAGAGGAAATCAAAGCTGTCAGACAAAGCTTCTTAGCTAAAATCCGACAAGAGCTAGATTTAATTCAAACAGCAGCAGATGAGTACGGAGAGATGCAGTAAGTGCAAACAGAATAAACCTGTCTCAGAGTTCCATAAGGACAGGAGTAGATCAAGCGGTGTACAGAGATACTGCAAGCAGTGTAAAAAAAGAGTTGATGTTCACGGTACAAGAGAAAACCAGGGGAAGTTCTTTGTGTACTATCTACCAAAAGAACGATACATTGGTATGACCAAGAACTTCAACAAAAGAATAAAGAAACACGAAGTTCGTGGCAAGAACATTAAGTATGCCTTTATTGTTCTAAGCACAAAACGTATGAAACTAGCACATCTAGTGGAAACAATGTTTCATATGCTTGGATTTAACGGATTTCGTTATTAGATTTGAAAAGGTTTTAGATATTGACGGCTCGGAAAGACGAGCATCTTCTTCAAGTGGTGCTTGAATTGGATTGGTTTGGTCGGAAAGGGGGTTATTTACCCCCTTTCTTTTTTTTAGCATAACAGCAGTTGCCGTCACACTCCTTTGGTTCAACCTCACAGTATTCTATCTTACGAGGCTGTTGCTTTTTTCTTTTAGCCATTGAATAGATACTTATCGATTAGTCTTCTTATAAATGCCAATGCTAGTAGAACTAGCGCAAAATAAAAAGCTAACGTCTGTATCCGTTCAAACAAGGTTTTCTCTTTAACATATACAATTTTTTCATAGGGTACTTCAATCGTTCTTACTATCGTATCCGAGGCGCATTCTGCGTTTATAATAACCGTGTCGTTCACCTTTAGTAATTGTACCTTGAGACGATCCTTCTGAATCGTTATAGTGTCGTGTTGCCTCAAAGTCACAGTATCCGTGGTAACCACAGGTGGGACGACAACCGTGTCCTTCACAACCAGGGTGTCTTTTTCCAGAATTGTAGGGTCTTTTTGCACCGCTTTCTTCAAGTGCCAAGTGGCGCTGCAATTCGTTAATAACAGCAGCAGAGTTAATTTTACCAGCCATTTCATACAGTATCAAAATCTGTGTAAGTAATCGTCACTTTCTCCCCACTTTCAATAGCCGCAGCAATTGGAGGATAAATTCTTTTATATGCATTAACTGACGACCCCACCATACCATTACTGGAGCCAAAGTTCGCTTGTTGAGTATCACCAACAAGGAGACACCCAGCAGTGTGTTCATCAGTATTACCAGTGTGAATAAGGATATACTCAAAGCCAGGCACGTCCCATACCCATAACATTCCTTTGTGCATCTCCCCATACTTCTTTACATATCTACTATGGAATCCTCCAACTGTTCTGAGGACGATGTCGTACGTTCCTGCAGGGATTCTAGTCTCGCCAGAGACTTTCTCCTCCCGATACTCGTCTTCAAGCGTGTAGCATAGGAACTTTCTCTCTCCTCCCGTAACATCGAATAATATCCCATTAGTGCTGTCCTCTTGGCTGCTGAAGCGCAATACCTCTAACTTCATTACTCACCTTTTTTAGCAAACTTCTCTAAGCCTGCGATTCCAAATGATCCTAGAGTGACTATAACAAAGCTGTTATATGTGAACTCGTTGATAGGCAAGTCCTTGCCCCAAAATCCGCTGAACACATCTGCTAGCATTACAATCACCATTACAGCGAAAGAAAAGAATCCAATAATAGTCTTCTCATTCCAATCGTTGTCGTCTTTAAAAATCTGAACAAACTTTTTCATATATAGGTTTTTTGTTTACTTGAGTGCAGCGTAGAATTCTGGTGTTGGCTTATATCCTGCCTTGCCCAATCCTACTGATATTTCACGCTTCATATCTTCTGGTAGTTCATCCCAACTGTTGAACCTGTATCTCAACTTCAACTTAGCAGCCGCTGCTGAAGGAGTAGAAGAGTATCTTACGTCAATGAATATCGGGTCAGTATCTAAACCTGTCATCAACCCTTTAGCGTATCCTGCTGCGAATCTCTTGTCAAGGTCTTTGAGTTCACTGATGTAATCCAACATTTCTTGAGGTACAGCAGCACCGTACTCGTAATCCTTGATTAGAATCTGAAGGTCTCTCTTTATCTTAAGTCTGTTGCTACGCTCTGTTTGATCGATAGCCTTCATAACATCCTTGAGATTGAAGCTGTACTTTTTATCTGGTATAGTGTAGATGAATCCCTTCTCTATCCCTAGCAGGTCTTTAAGCTTCTTAGCCTGCTTTTCTGGTTGAATTGGACCCTTCTCCTCTGACGTTGTAATAATAGCGTCTAAGAGGCTGTATGAAAGTGCTACAACCATATTTGATTCATTGGTTACAAACTTCTCAGCAGCTGCCTGCATACGAGGAGCAGAAACAGTCTTAGATTCTGGCAACACTTTGGACGAAGCTTCAGCGATGAACTTGTATATATCTCTAGTTCTGCCGTCCTTGTATCCTTCAATGTATGGATTTACACCTCTGTCACCATAATCGTAAGTAACCTTGCTGTTTCTGAATCTGTCAATGTTGTTGAAGTATGTATCCAAAGCACCTACTGTCGGTACTGTTGAGGCAATCTCCATAGCAAAGTTTCCTAGGCTCAATGTGTTAGGCACGAAATCACCCGCAGGTAAAGAGCTTACTATACTCTCAAAGAGCAGGCTGCCCTCTTCAGTAAAGTAGTACCCATAGTAATCGTCCTTCTCAAGCATCTTTAGGTCAAACTCCTTATCATTAACGGTGGAGTAAATCCACTCTCCTGTAAGCTCACCAATGTGATCGAAGAACATAAATTGGTGTGCCTTTGGCAACCTCAACAGCTGAGTCTTTCCATCCTTGTCTTTACCGATTGGGATTAGGAAGTATCTAGTCTTAATGTATGGACTGATTTTATCCTCCTCATCATCATCCAATAGCAACTGACGTATATACGTGATAGCAGCTCCTAAAAGAGTAGCTTGGATAACCTTTGCTGTAAACATCCCTGGATTCTTTCTAGCATAGCTCACAGTACCTCTAGTACCCTGAACACCTGCATTCAGGTACGGCTTCAAAGCATCTAGGTCTTTTGTGAGCCAACCACCTTGGGAGAAGTCAGCAATCAATCTTGCCTCTTCAACAGCTAGTGTTTTTCTTTGGTCTTCAGTAAGTTCTGGTCTGCTCTTTTCTAGATTCTTGAGAGTACGGCTATAAATACCAAGTCTCAATGCAAGCTCTGATTTCTCACCTGCATAAGCCAATACATTCACAGCTTTCTTTACAGGACTGTACTTACCCATAAGTCTAGTAGCTCTAGAATTCTTACGCTTGTATAGTTGGTCGGGCTTACCCTGTAGCGTTAGGAAGCTCATACCTCCACCGTACTTGTAGTATTCCTCTACCAAGTCAGTATCCATAACAGCATTGTTTAGACCCTTGAAGAAGTCAGCCATAGCAACTACCCCCATAACAGGCAAAGCATAGAACTGATCGTAAACTCCCCGACCTACTGTAACCTCAATCATACCACGCAAGAAACCTGTGATGGCAAAGCGTGTGTTAATACCTGTAGCAAACAGCTTCACATACTTAGTACCAGAATACTTAGATATAGCAGCTCTAGTTGCAGGGCTAAACAGACTTGGAGAGCGACCTATGATTGGGTCGTATAAATCCTTAACGATTTGGAATGCTCTCAACGAACCTCCATCACGATAGAATACATTCTTAAATCCTTCGTCTGCATCCTGGACCGAACGGTTACCAAACGCATCTTCTATAAGATTTTCTTCCTCGTCTTTTTTGTAGTTAGCTTCCTTAACCCAATCCAAATCTTTTCCTGGAATCTCGTCAGCTAGCTTCTTCAAGAACAGGTTGTTTGCCTGCTTGCTTCTCAAGCTTCTAATACTCAAGCTCAACATATACTGAGCATCCGTGAGTATCTCTGTGTCATCACCACTCTTGATTGCCTTAATCTGATCATCACGAAGGTTCGTTTGTTCCCAAAGTCTGTCGTCAGCATCGCCAAACATCTTGTTCAAGAACATACGTGGTGAGTAGTTATTCGTTATGAATCTGTCTCTTGTTTCTCTATTGATAATGCCTGCCTTGTATGACTCGTCAAGAATCATACGGTACGCATCAAAGTATTTTTTCTCTCTTGTTTTAAGCTTGTCGTAAACCTCATCTCCTACAGTTTTCTTGTAGTGTGCTAGTGCAGCTTCTGCATTCTCACGGTTCATAACAATATCTCCAGAGGTAGGGTGCTTAGGACGAACAGAGTATTTATCTACATCTCTTTGAATCATATTCTTGATTCTCTCCTTAGACTCAATCAAGTCGCTAAGCTCTTTGGTAGGCTTTTGCTCCTTGAGCATCTCTAGTTCAGACTCTATTACAGCAAGTCTTCTCTTACTGTCTCTCAGTCTGTTGTCCCAATTCGTGTCAATCTGAATTACACGCTGCAAGAAAATCATCTTGTCAAGCAATACTTCCTCAGAAGAGGACAAACCATCAAAGATATCTTTCTTTAGTCTTGCAAATTCACGATCAGCGTATGCCGTAGCACCTGCTTTGTTTGTGATGAGTGCCTTGATGTAATCTCCAAAGCCATTGAGTACAGCCTTCTTAATCTTAGACTCTTTGTCTATGTATACCTCTCTAGCTCCCTTCTTAAACGGATTAATCTTAGAGAAGAATGTTTTTCTAGGTACATTTTTAAGACGTTCCTCACTGTTCTCAAACATACCATCGGTGGCATCTGCAGCTTCACGACCCTCTTCTTCTAGACCGATTAGCGATTCGCGAATTGCAGTAGGGGCTATTCTGATTCTGTTTGACTCTAGACGTGTAGACATAAGGTCTACGTTCATCATTTCTTCCGCATCAACAAAAACGCTCGAGTTCTCATTTACTGAACGAATAGCATTCTCTAGGTTTATTTCCCACATTGGGTTTTCCTTGTCAATCGGAACAGCCTCTGTTCTGCTAACCTTTGATTTAAGGTCTTCTCTAAGAATCGTTTCAAAGTCAAAATCAAAGCTTCTTGCAATACCTTCTTCTAACAAGCTCTTGTCGCCTACTGCGATTCTGTTGAAAGACTCTAATAGATAGCTTGAAGCCTCTCCTAAAACTATAGACGACTGTGTTATGTAGTAGTTGTCTTCGTCAATCTTAGGATCGTAGAATGCAATTTTTCTTGAAGGCTTAGCAATAAGCCCTCCGTTTATACCCTGGGCATTGTATATAGACCTTCTGTACCATCTTGTATCTCTACCTTTCGCTTTGTATACCAAACTTGCAGGATAGTCTTGTGGGTTTCCTAAGATGTCAAACTTGTTCATTGAAGCAGCATCAAACGAAATGCTTGACACCCCTAATATTTCAGCTACATCTTTTGTATACGTAAACACCTCACTCAATGTAGTTCTTGATAGAGCTGCATCGTTTATCTTGTTGTCTACGTATTCTTCTTTATTTACTGTGTTGTCAAAATCTACACGCAAAGAAGGTCTGCCGTCATTAGGATTAACTCTGTACAACACACCTATCTTTATGTACTCTGTTGTTGTCTTGCCCTCTTTGTTCGTGTATTGGAAAGGAATTCTTTTCTCTAAATCACCTTCATTGATGATACGCATTACATCGTCCTTGAATCCTTTTCTATCAAAGGCATCTATTACCTCTCCGATAGTATTTGCAGCCAACAGCTTTTCAGATGTAACCTCCATAACAGCCTCTTTCTTGAGTACCGTTTCTTGGATTATATCTTCTACCTCTAACTGATAGATTGTCTTAGGATCAATACCAGACATCAGAAGGTTGAAACCAGACTCACCCTGTACCACAGATTGTTTCATCTGCTCGTAAGGCATATTTACGATTTCAGCAATAGACCTCAAGTCTAGATTGTAAGCGCCAAGGACAAGCTCCTTACCATAGATGTCAGCTTCAAATGCTGTAGCATCAATCTTACCCGCAAAAGTATTTACTAGATAATCAGCTTGACTTTTAGGGAAGGTATCGTAGTATTTCTTCACAACGTCCAACACATCTTTTCTCTCCGAAGAGAAATCTTCTGGGAAACCCTGGGCTGCAAAGTCTGTAAACTCAGAATAAATTTCTTGATAGTTGTTGTTAATGAAGTCTACGTTTTTCACGTAGGAAGCAACAAACTCTTTTATGTCTTTAACGATTTGAAGGTCCTCTACCTCGTCCAAGTTCAAGAACTTCTCGTATCTTTCTTTTGAGATGATTTGGTTGAATACCTTGATGACATCTTCGTCTTTAAGTTTTAACGTCTTGTCCTCAGAGATATCTTGAAGTATGTTTAGAAGAGAAATACCATTTGCAGATTCTAACTCTAGAGCATCTTGAGATACTCTTCTAATCTTAGCAAAGTCTCTCTTAGATATACTCAAGTATTCTTTTAGTTTGTCTAAAACATTTTTGGTAATCACTTCCTGATCCTCAGATAGAACGTAATCAGCCTTTACAGTTTTACTTACAAACACAGCATCGAGCAAATCAACGAAGTCGTTAGTAAGACCTATCTTTTTAAATACACCTTTGCCATCCGTCTGCTCCATTATTTCTTCATTGAGAACCTCAGCAAACTGCTCTTGAATGTTCTGCAAGAAGTTGATAGCTCCGTCTTGGAAGCTTACGTGTACTGCTTTGTTTATGACTCTGTCTATAGTTTCTTGAATAGACATTGACAGGGCATAGAACTGAACCTCTGACTCATCTAAGTCTCTCCACTCTTTAGCTGCCTCCTTGTAAGACAAGTATGTTGCAGCAACGTCTGAAGATACGTTCATCACGTTCTGTATACCTTCCAACGATTTGATGAAATCACCAATAACCTTTGGATTCTGCTTACGCACAGCGTCTACTATAGCAAAAGAGAATGGTGAAGCACCTGTTCTAGCATTAGCATAGTGTAGGTTCACAACCATTGTAGTCTCCTTCAAGTCGTTTCTACTATCGGGATATGTTAGTGCCGCATTGAAGTTAAGGTCAGGTCTATTGACAAAAGCGATAGGTAAGTCCATCTTTCCTGCTAGCGCATTCAAAGTCTTGGCTACAGCCTTTTGCTTCTTGTCTTGAATATCTTCTTCCTTGACAAACGATTTAGAGTGTACGCTGAAGATACCGTCTATCTCAGGCTTCTCGTATACCGTTGGGGCAGA